TGCGGCCGGGTCCATGTCGGGATCCCGCGCCAGCACAATATTGTTAGGCAACCCAACCCGATCAAGTGGATTTTTCTTCGACACGCACCATCGTCAGGCTGGTGAGTGGTGGACCCGCAAGGTTGGCTGTCTTGATTCTGAGTTGGTTAGCGATGAATATGTTGAGGAGATGAAAACACGCTATGGCGAGGACAGCAATGCTTATCGGGTGAGGGTCTTGGGGGACTTCCCGGCCAGAGACGATGATACGGCCATCCCTTTAGAGCTTGTTGAGGCCGCGCAGCATCGTGATGTTGAGGTGGCGGAAGATGAGCCCATCATCTGGGGCCTGGACGTGGCCCGATTCGGCAGCGCCAGCAGTGTGCTTTGCAAACGCCAGGGGCGCAAGATCCTGGCAATGGAAACCTGGCGCGGGCTTGATCTGATGCAGTTGACTGGGGCGGTGGTTGCGGAGTATGAGAGTTGTCAGCCCAGGCGCGAGCCGGTCAATATTTGCGTTGATTCGATTGGTGTTGGTGGAGGCGTCTGTGATCGATTGAGGGAGCTCGGCTTGCCAGCAGTTGGCGTTAACACGGCAGAAAGCCCGGCGCTGCGGGGAACGTATATGAACCTCAGAGCAGAGCTCTGGTTCAAGTTGAAAAGCTGGCTTGAGGCCAGGGATACCCAGCTTCCAAAAGATGATTACCTGCTCGCTGAGCTTGTTGCGGTGAAGTACAAATTTACGTCAACCGGCAAGATGCAGATTGAATCCAAGGAAGAGATGAAAAAGCGCGGCATGGCCAGCCCGGACCGAGCTGACGCAGTTTGCCTGACGTTTGCCGTTGAGGCTGCCAGCATTATTCACTTCGACAACAAAGTTGGAAACTGGAACAAGCCGCTGCAGCGTAATTTATCGATGGTCTAGGGTCTTTGCTCGATTTTCCTGTATCTCTCGCTGACGAGTTTTTTTCAGCTCCCTTACCTCGGGGAGGACTGTCGCTCAGATAATAATTAGCGCGTAGGCAAAATCAACCAGGGTTATTATTGCCTACGTTTTATTTGCGGAATGTGGTAGGTCCAGGCACCGTCGTAACTGTCGGAATCATCAAACTGTCGTAACCGTCGTAACCGTCGTAACCGTCGTAACCGTCGTAACCGTCGTAACCCATGGGTTCGCTGGCTTTCCACGCATGCGGAATAACCTCCATGACCTTTTACCGCATGCGGAATAACCTCCATGACCTTTTACCGCATGCGGAATAACCTCCATGACCTTTTACCGCATGCGGAATAACCTCCCTGACCTTTTACCGCATAGGAAAAAATCCGCACAATGTAGCTAAAAGGTTTACATCGAGCAATTAAATTGCTACATTGTCCGCTCAATGGTAAGAAGAGCGAGCAACCTAATGGAAAATGAAGTTAGCCTCGGCAGTCTCGCCGAGCAATGGAAAGCCCAGGCGGAACTGGAGTTGAAAAGTCGTCAGGAGCGTGAGCGCATAGAAGATCTGATGTCGCCACGTCTCAACAGCAAGGTGACCCTCACCCCGGCCGGGCACAAAATCACGATCACGCGACCGACCAACCGGTCCTTCGACCATAAACAGCTACTGCGGATCGTTGACGACATCCCCCAGCACATCCGCCGAGTTCGACTCGGTTGTTTGGCCGACCAGCAGTTCCTTGATTTTTTGCGGGACAGCGAGCCTGATGTCGCTTTGCGGCTTGAGGGCGCTATCAAAGTCACCCCGGCCCGTCCGGTAATTTCGATCAGGGGCTGCGCCAATGTTTAATCTCAAGCAGATCAAAAAGACAACCGGGCTCAAGGCCCCGTTTATTGTATGTTACGGCACCAGTGGGGTTGGTAAGACCACGTTTGCGGCGGGTGCGCCTAGTCCAGTTTTCATCCAGACAGAGCAGGGTGAGGGGAATCTCGAGCTGGACAGTTTTATTGATGCGGACGGCAAGACGCTGGCCACAAGCATCGACGCCGTCGTGGGGATTATTGATATGTTGATTCGAGAGGAACACGGCTATAAAACTTTAGTTGTTGATTCGCTTGACCACCTCGAGCCGCTGATCCATGACAAAGTTTGTGCGGAGAACAACAAGACCTCAATCGAGAAATTCGATTACGGAAAGGGCTTCACAATGAGCCTGGATCACTTTCGAGTGTTTTTGCGCAAGTGCTCGGAGCTGCGCACCGAGAAAAAGATGGCTATCATTCTCATCGCACATCATCACATCAAGCGATTTGAGTCGCCTGAGCATGAGTCTATTGACCGGTACGACATTAAGCTGCATGCCAAGGCGAGCGGACTAATCCAAGAAAGTGTTGATGCTGTTTTGTTTGCAAAACACAAGACAGCAATCAAAAAAGAAGACAAGGGCTTTGGCCAGACTAGAGCCCGTGGAGTGCACACTGGTGAGCGCATTTTGGTCACCGCCGAAACACCGTCCTGCATTGCGAAAAACCGCTACGGGCTGCCGCAAGAAATTGATTTGTCATGGTCTGCGTTTCAAGCCGCGCTCACCGAACAGCTCGCTGCCGACAAGGCCGCGGGCTAAAACGCTGTAAACCCCAGGAGGAGCAACATATGAGCAACTTTACTTTTTCCGCAAGCGATTTCCCAGACACAATGGAAGGCGGGGGCACCTATAAGGAATTGGCCCCAGGTGAATATTTGGCGAAATTATCGACACTGACATGTCCCCTACAAAAGCTGGCACGGGCGAAAAACTCACCCTGCAGTTTGAAGTTATCGAGGGGGATTGCGCGGGCACCTATGTTTGGCACAATCTCAACATCGAGAATCCGAGCCAACGGGCTGTTGAGATCAGCAAGCGTCAACTCGCGCAGATATGTCGCGCAGTTGGCATGGAAGGGTTCCAGCAACATGGCGAATTGTTTGCCAAGCGTTGCGTAATCGTTGTCGCCATGGGCAAAGCCAACAACGACTATCCCTCAAAGCCTGAGATTCGCGGCTGGAAGCCAGCCATTCAGCCGCAGCCAGCAGCTCAGTCGCAACCTGCACGATCACGCGACCGACCATGGGACTAGAGCATGGCTCAATCTGCGCTAGAGGCTGTTGAGCAGGCTGTCGAGCAGGGCCAGGGGTCTGGACCGTCCAGGGCCCATTTGGGTGCCTCGATCATGGACCCCGACTGTCCCAGAAAACTCTGGTATATCTATCGCTGGGCATCAAAAACCTGGCATTCAGCGCGCCTGCTGAGATTGTTTGCCAGAGGCTCTCGCGAAGAGTGGACTTTCAATGATCTTCTCGCAAAGGCCGACATCACTGTGTGGGATGTTGACCCGGATACTGGCCAGCAGTGGCGTATTGAGGACCATGGTGGCCATTTCGGTGGCAGCCTTGATGGCGTTGTGCGGGGCCTGCCGGAGGCTCCCGAAGTCCCTCACGTCAGTGAGCAGAAAACGCACAACGACAAGTCCTTTAAGAACCTGGTGAAGGAGGGGGTCGCCGCAAGCAAGCCTGTGCACTTCAACCAAATGCAGCTCTATATGCACTACATGCAGCTCCCCGCTGCTCTTTACCAGGCGGTGAACAAGAACGACGATACGCTGCACTACGAGATCATTCAGTACGACCAAGCGCACACTGAGCCGCTTGTCAAGCTGGCCCTGGATGTGATCACATCTGATGTGCCGCTGCCCCGGATGAGTGAGGATCCAAGCCATTACAAGTGCAAATGGTGTGACCATAGCGACCAATGCCATGGCACTGGGGCTCCCCAGGTGAGTTGTAGAACCTGCGTCTTTGCGACGCCTGAAATGGATGGCGACGGCAGGTGGTCCTGTGGATTCTGGAAAAAGGATTTATCGTTTGAGGACCAGAAACAGGCTTGCCCGAAGCATCTGTTCATCCCTCCCATGCTTGCGCCATGGGCTGAGACGCTGGACGGCGACGACGACTTTGTGAGCTATACTAATAAAATTAATGGCCAACCGTTTGTCAACGGACAGGGCGGCTACACAAGCGCGGAAATTGCAAGTGCCGGTGAATTGCAGTTTATCGGGGATCCCGTTATCGATGATCTCAAAGAGGATATGGGGGGGAGGGTTGTCGGGTGACAGACCTTAAGAAGCCAGCAGAACCAACAACGTCACCAAAACACCCATGGCACTCATGTTTCTATTGCGCAAATCTTTTGATGGGGATGTGCTTAGTTTTTGACGACGAGACGCCGCCGAAAAAGTTTCAAATCGAACATAACACCTGTGAGCATTGGGACGAGGCGCTGCCTTGGGTTCCTTAATTTTTTTGAGAACGACATGGAGAGAAGACAATGAACGACGCGTTTAGTCGGCAGGTGGCGGGCAATCATTATACGGGTTTTGCTATTCAGCCCGCGCATTTCATCATCGAAAATGATCTGGGGTTTGCTCAAGGAAATATCATCAAATATATTTGTCGTTATAACCGGCCTGGTCGCACTCAGTGCATGGATGACTTGCGAAAGGCCCAGCACTATATCCAAATGCTCATTGAGCAAGAGATCGCGGTTCAGAAATTGTGGCGTGAGAACAGGCACCTCCGGGAGAGCGCCAGAGATGTTGATGTTGATATTACATTGGAAGTTGATGACCCGAGAATTGCCGCGCAGATCAAACAGGCCACCGGATGCGAGGACGGCGCATGTGATATTTAGATTGCGTCCCTGATATCATCCACTACTGCTGTCCTCATTTGAATTTGAACCACGCCCAAACAGCAGCGAGCGCCGTCCCAGCTACGGTAAAGAAGATGCTGATGATTTGGCCTATCTCCCCCAAGAGCTTTCTGTTGGCAGCTCTCTTCCTTTTTAATGCAGCCATGTCCTTTTCATGCTGAATTCTACTTTCGTCCATAATTTTGTCCATCTCCTGCAGGACATCGTTAAGGCCAGCGAGCATCAGGTGATCGCGTATTTGAGTCTGAATGATCTGGCAGCGTTTTTTAGCCAGAGCGATATTCAGTGCTTCCTTTGGCGACATGCGACCATGATGGTGCGCTTCGGCGGTCTGGATAGCGTCGTTAGTCTTGGTCAGCTTGCTAACGATCCCGCCCAACGTACTGGCATGGCCTGCACTTTCAGAGACCGCGCTCGCGAGGGAATTAACAGCTTGCAATGCCAGGACAATCTCACCAATCACGTCAGCCTGCG